CATCGACAGAGACCGGACCTGGATAATTTCATCAAGAGTTTCGACTGTCTCCGAGAGGAGGACAGCAGCATCTGGAAGATCAGTGCCGAGAAAATCTGGGGAGAGGAAGGTGCAATCATCATTGACGATCTACGAGACCAATAATGCAGCTCTCTGAACTGATCCTCACCTACGAGAAACACCCTGACCTTTTTGTCGAGGACCTGCTGGGAGTCACCCCCCAGGACTGGCAACGGGAGGTACTGCAGAAGATTGGCAAGGACAAGCGATCTCTCTGCTCAGTAATTTCGGGCCACGGTTGTGGGAAAAGTTCTGTTGCATCCTGGTTGATGATCTGGTTCCTCCTGACGAGGTATCCGGTAAAGATCGTCTGCACAGCACCGTCTGCTTCCCAGTTGTACGATGCCTTGTTCGCAGAGGTGAAAAGATGGATCAAGGAGTTGCCGAACCCCATCAAATCTTTATTGGAGATGAAGTCGGACAGAATTGAGTTGGGATCATCCCCCACCGAGGCATTCATTAGTGCAAGGACTAGTCGTGCAGAGTCACCGGAGGCAATGGCAGGAGTTCATGCGGAGAATGTCCTACTGATTTTCGATGAAGCGAGTGCAATCCCAGAGCAGGTCTATGTCAGTGCCTACTCCTCAATGTCCTCTCACAATGCCTCGGTCCTACTGATCGGCAACGGCACTAGGAACAGTGGGTATTTTTATGAGACGCATACGAGGTTGAGAGACCGATGGTGGACGAGGAGGGTATCCTGTCTGGACAGTGACTTGGTCAGTGAGGATTTCATTGAGGAACTGAAGATCAAGTACGGAGAGGAATCGAATGCCTTCCGAGTGCGAGTGCTGGGAGAATTCCCTCTTGCAGAGGACGACACCCTGATCTCTCTGCACTCGGTGGAGCAGGCATCAAAGAGAGTAGTCGAGCAACCGGAAGGAACTGCAGTCGTCTGGGGACTGGATGTGGCGAGGTACGGAGACGACGCATCGGTCCTCTGCATCCGCCAGGGCAGACACCTGATGGAACTGCACAGTTGGAAGAAACTCTCCCTGATGGAACTGGCTGGACGGGTGCTGGATCTCCTGCACAGCAGTGACGAACCTCCAGAAGAAATCCTGGTGGACTCTATCGGATTGGGTGCAGGAGTGCTGGACCGACTGCGGGAACTCGACATCAGTGCCCGTGGAGTGAATGTGAGTGAATCCCCAGCAATGGCAGATCGATATGCGAATCTCCGTGCAGAACTCTGGGACTTGACGAAGTCCTGGTTCAGCGAAGAGGTGCAGATCCCAAATGATGATTCTCTGATTGCAGACCTGACAGCACCACGGTACTCGTTCAACTCATCAGGGAAGATGCTGGTGGAGAGTAAGGCAGAGACCAAGAAACGTCTGGGCAGATCGACCGACTTTGCAGACTCTCTGGTGCTGACCTTTGCAAGCACAGCAGCCGGAGCATCAGGGCAATACCGGAGGAAGAAGAGAGGGAGGAGAAGGAATGTGGGAGGAGTGGTTTAGTTGGACCCTGTCTGGTGGATCACGAAGGACGGAGATGAGTATGTACGAGAGCTCTTTGATCGACATTACAGCAGAAGGATCTTTGCAGACGGGACACCCCCCCCCAAGCTGTTCGTGGGTCCAGGCGAGAAACTGGTACTGCGGACCTGGGAGTGTGATGCGATCTGGGTCTGGCGCAAATTCATAGATGACAGTGGGCAAGACGGAGTCAATTGCGCGATCTTCCGAAACGAATCAAGCCACAGATCCTCGGACCTTGTCCGACAGGCAGACCGAATCGCTGATCACTGCTGGCCTGGTGAGAGGCATTACACCTATGTTGATGCGGAGAAGATCACCTCAGTTAACCCTGGATTCTGTTTTAAGGCAGCTGGGTGGAGGACCTGCGGACGAACCAAGTCAGGGAAGGTAGTGCTCGAAAGGGTGCCGCAGTAATCCCCCAGCAATTCATACCATATATATATAGGAGATTTTTATGGTCCTATCTGACGAAAAACTGATGGAATTGATCCGCTCTGGCTACATCCCTTCAGATGTACATCTCGGACCCTGTTCTGTGGATCTGACCTTGGCGGAAGACTACCTGGTGCCGCACCTACCGGAGGATCGTCCGTATCTTACGGTCAGAGAGGACTACCCGCACAAACTGGCACCTGTTGAGAGTTTTGTGCTTTACCCAGGCAAGTTTGTGCTGGCCTCAACGAATGAACTGATCAAGATTCCAGACCATATGTGTGCCGTGGTACATGGGAGATCGAGTGTGGGAAGGTTGGGCATCCAGGTACAGAATGCTGGATTTATTGACGCAGGTTTTGTGGGTCAGATCACCTTGGAACTGGTGAATCAGAGCAATGCTCCCGTCCTCCTCAAACCAATGATGCGGATCTGCCAGCTCGTGATGCACAATCTACATGGACAATCCAAGCGCCCATACAGAGGAAAATACCAGGGACAGGTTGGTCCTACCCCATCGCGGATCAAGGAGGACGAAGAATAACACACATTTAACTTGCATCTCCTACAAAACCTTGCTGCAGTTTCCGGTAATCTGAGTAATCCGAATTATCTGGAGACAGATGGCAATCACCTACCGTGGAAAGACCTTCTCTGGGTACAACAAACCTCGACGTGCCACAGACGGAAAGAAGAAGTTTGAGGTGCTGGCAAAGGAAGGGGACACCGTGCGTCTTGTACGTTTTGGAGATGTCAAAGGGGGTCTGACGATCAAGAAGGACCAACCTTCCCGCAAAAAATCCTACTGTGCCCGTTCAGGGGGCATCAAGTCCACATCCAAGCTCAAAGCAAATTATTGGTCACGCAAGCAATGGGACTGTTGAGATGAGCAAACCCAATCTTTTTGACAACATCCGCAAGAAACGCAAACGGATTGCTGCAGGGTCAGGCGAAAGAATGAAGAAACCAGGTGAGAAGGGACGACCCAGCGCGAAGACCTTCAAAATTGCGGCAGCAGGTGCCAAGAAATACAAGAAGAAGAAATAAATGGCTGAATCCCCCCAAGCAATGACTGCAGAAGACCTCAAAGCCTGGATTGCTGGTACGATCCAAGACAGTGTGGACCATATTGATGACGAGGTCTCACCCGTCCGTGCCTCTGCATTCCGGTACTACTTAGGTGCCCCCTTCAGTGATTCAGGAGACTCCCCTGCAGAAGAAGATGGGAGATCGCAGGTCGTCAGTCGGGAGGTCCATGATGCCGTGCATAGCATGCTCCCCTCTTTGATGCGGGTTTTCTTCAGTCATGACAAATCCTGTGAGTTCATTCCACGGGGACCTGAAGATGTGGCAGGTGCCGCACAAGCCACAGAGTTGGTGAGCTGGTATCTGGAACAATCCAATGCGTACTCGGTATTTGCAGATGCCATGAAAGATTGTTTGATCAAAGGCGAAGGGATCATCAAGGTTTGGCATGAGACTCAGTACGACATCCAAACGCGAGAACTGCAGGGCTTGAACGAACTGCAGATCGGTTTGTTTGTCCAGGAAGGTTTTGAGGTTTCGCAATCAGAAGAGTTGGAGGACACTCCTGGTCTATACAATGTGGTGCTGACCAGAAGGGTTCCACGGGGCAAAATTAGACTAGAGTGTCTTCCACCAGAAGAATTCCTGATCAATAGAACAGCAACTTCCTTGGATGACGCGAAGATTGTCGCACACCGACAACTGATGCGGGTCGGAGACCTCGTTGAGTTGGGCTACCCCTATGAAACCATCATCGAGTTCAAGGGATACGAGGATGATTTTCGATCAAACGAAGAATGGAATCTGAGACACCCCAACTGGCGAGAAGAGGACGACACCGACTCAGACCCGTCCAACCGTCTAGTCCAGTACGTTGAGAGTTTCGTTAGAGTTGATGCAGATGGAGATGGAGTGCCGGAACTCCGCAGGATCTGCACGATTGGGCAGGCCCATGAAATTCTGATGAACGAGCCTGTCGATAGTCACCCCTTCCTCCTCATTAGAAAAGATCCCCTGCAGCACACCTGGAGAGGGATGAGTCTGTACGATGAACTCGCAGACATACAGCGCATCAAGAGTGCCGTGATGAGGAACATGCTCGACAGTCTCTCTCTCAGCACCAGACCCCGCATTCTCTATGATGAGGTAAATGGACCACAGTGGGAGGATGTATCCAATGATGAAATTGGGGCATTGATTCCAACCAGGAACATGGGCGGGATGCAGATGCTGGAGATGCCGTTTGTGGGTGGTTCCTGTCTTCCGATTCTCAACTATCTTGACCAGATCAAGGAAACCCGCACAGGGATCTCCAAGGCATCCCAAGGTCTCGATGCCGAGCACCTCCAGTCCACCACGAGTATTGCCGTTTCAGCGACACAGAAGGCATCCCAGGCCCGTCTGGAACTGATCGCCCGAAACATTGCCGAGTCTGGATTCAAACCCCTCTACAAACGATTGCTGCAGCTCACCTTGTTGCACATGGATCAACCCACCGTGATGAGACTGCGGGGTGAATTTGTTCAGGTCGATCCGCAAGGGTTTGCAGACTACGATGTACTGATCACCCTTCCCCTCGGCAGAGGATCTGAAGAAGAAAGACGCCAGGCACTGCTGGGATTACTTGCCAAGCAGGAGATGTTGATTGCCCAGTACGGACCCATGAATCCGATCGTTGGACCAGAGCAATACTACCAGACACTGCAGAGACTCTTTGCAGATCAGGGACTGGGTGCAGAGGCAGGATCATACCTCAGACCTCCACAGCAGATGCAAGCCTTGCTACAGCAACAGATGCAGCAAGTGATGCAGCAACAAAATGAAGAACCAAAACCCTCACCTGAAGAGATGCTGGCCCAGGCAGAGATCCAGAGGAAACAGATCGAGATCACTCACAGACAAGAGGAGATGAAGAGAGAGGATGACCGCAAACGGGATGAGATGGAAGCAGAACTCTTCATCAAACTCAAGGAACTCTCCTTCAAGTACGGACAACCGATTGATGCCTCACCACTGCTGGATGCCCTGACCCGCAACCGTGAGCTGGAGAGAGTGGACCAGGTGCGACAGCAGCAGTTGTACGAACAGCAGTTCCAGCAGCAACCACCACAGGGACAGATGCCAGCATGAGACCTAGACGGTACGGTTCCAGAGGCAGCACGATTGCCACAAATGATGATTATGGCAAGCGACTGATGGGACTGCTGGACTCTTTGACGATGTTCAGCCCAATCAAACCTGCTGCCGAATCCTTACTGTATGCCGAGGATTATCCGGTTGCACCGTTTGCGACTCCAGAGGATCGGTTTGACAATCTGATGGAAGACCCCAAGTACCAGGGGCTGCTGACCGATGCAGGGATGGCAGGACAGGGATTGCCCGTTGCTGCTCCAGGCATTGTGATTGGGGCAAAGGCCAAGAACTTCCCCAAGGCACTGGCAAAGAAGTTTGAAGGTATTGAGGGTGAAAAATTAAATAAGTTGAACCCTGTTATCAGAGACAATAAGGGTCCTAGTGTTTTTGGCAGTAATCAACAGGCAAACCGAGAAGCATTTCTGGAGACGGGAGTCTACCGAGGACCAGACGGACAACTCCGGTATGAGATTGATGACAGTGCTGCAGAGTATTCCCCAGGAGAAACAACAGCGAATTATGACATCTCCGACCTTTTGAATCATCCTGAACTTTACCGAAACTATGATGATGTGGGGACTGTTTTACTACGTGCCGAACCAATGGATGGATATGCTGGGTATCACACCCCAGAAACACCAACACAATATGAAAAAATTGTTTTAACAGACAATGTGTTTAGTAATCCAAAAGAAGGTAAATCAACACTTCTGCATGAGATTCAGCACAGCATTCAAGATAGAGAAGGTTTTGATTTAGGTGCAAACAAGAACACTGCAGGTCTCTACATGGATTCTTATTTAAAGAATTTAGATAGCAAAATCTCACAGGGGAAACTGAACAAATACAAACATTTGCGACAAGATCGAGAAGTTGCAAGCACAGCAGATGTTATTAATTATTTTGATCGAATATACAGATCAGACAATCCAAGACCTGGGTTAGTCACCAACACAACAGATTTCATGCAATACAGTCATGAGTTGCGTGATCGTGTTGGACCACAACCGAAAAGGTATGGGCCTGACATGAAAAGGTGGACTAGAAGTGCAGCTCAGTTCCTAAGAGACAAGAATCGATATTTAGCAGAAGAAGAATTTATAAAAAATTATGGACCAAGGTTAGGGAAAGAACGCTTTGACGCAACAATGGATTTAGTTGGAGATAGTAACAAAATCAGGTCCAAGAAACGTTCAATTGACAGACAAATTGACAAGGTCCTTCCAACAGTTAGAGACGCAAAACGATTGCAAGATTTGGAAGCACAACTCAAATACACGCTTTCTCCTTATGAAAGATACAAACGTGTTGGAGGAGAAGCAGAAGCACGAATGGTCCAAAAACGAATGGATTTCACCCCAGCAGAACGTGCTGTTCGATTCCCTTTAGATGACTATGACGTTCCATTACATGAACTAATCCCAACCAGTTTACTCGACTAGGAACCCATGCCCAACCCCCTCCGATTCAAACCCTGTCCAACCTGCCCAGCACCGAAGGTGTGTAGCAAGTTGGGGAGATGTATCAAGCAACAAAGGAAATAATGACAGATCCTACGATACGCATAGGTGATGCGGCAAAGAAGATCTTGCAGGAAGATGCAGTCCGTCAGGCATTCGATGATCTGAAGACCTCGCTAGTCCAGCAATGGATTTCCGGTAAGACTCCAGAGGATCGAGAATCCTGTTGGTATGCCTACCATGCCGCAACGAACCTGCAGAACGAACTGAACGCCCAGGTCCAGCGGAGTATCCGCAGGAAAAAACAAACCCTTAAAGGAGACGAATAAGAATGAGCGAATATGCGGACTCCATTGATGTCCCTGTGACCTCCGATGGAACACCCCAAACTCCCGATATGCTAGTAGCTGACAAGTTCGATGATTTACTTGGCACTCGACCCAACCCGCAGACCGAAGAAACTGACGAACCCATTGACGAGTACGAAGACGATGTACAAGACACACAAGAAGAAGAAGAACAAGAAGAAGTAGAGGCAGCACCTCAAGTATATAAAGTCATCATTGACGGAGAGGAAGTCGAGGTCTCCCTCGATGAGCTGCAGAAGGGGTATTCACGGCAGTCTGATTATACACGCAAGACCCAGCAACTCGCCCAGCAACGCAAAGAGGCAGAGGCACTACAACAGGACTATGCCCAACGGGTTCAGCATCTCAATCAGTTTGCTCAGAATCTACAGCAGCAACCCGATATTCCAGAACCCCAATGGAC